AAAGTCCCGCCATGCCGTTCTCTATGCGTAGGATGTTGTAATTGACGGCGTATATAGGGTGATTGACGGGCATGCTATCGCTCACGATCTTGACACTCTCGAGTCGAGAAAAGTTTAGAGTTCCCGTAGGCTGAAGCGATGACGTACTGAGACAAAAGCAGTACAGGAAGAAATCGGGTGAGGTCACGAAATTCGTGTGGTAATAGTTTTGAACATCGATGAAATGCGGCTTCCCCCATCGCGGCGTACACAGATCCAAGCCGTTAATGGTGATCTTCACTCTGTTCGTGGGACTCGTGAGCGCGCCGTCGGTCGTCGTGTCCGAAGAGGCGATATATTTCACGGGGTGGGAAAAGTAAAGTTCCTGTGTGGTGTGGTTCGACGGGATGTTCTTTTGAACCTGGGTGATCAACAGATCATGCTTTCGCGAGGCTATGGCGCCGCGTTCACTGTTGTCGAGGTAATAGTAGTTTGCGAACATCTCGACGTTATAGTTCGAAGCTTCGCTCGCCCAGTGAATTCGTACCTCGACGTTATGATAGTTCAAGGCGACTAAGGGAAGAGCGCACTGCGGCCCCTCACAAAAGAAGAATCGGAGGGGGTAAAAATACGAGCGCGCGGACACGCCGGGGTGCGTCCCGTTCGCGCTTTTACTCACGTTCTGTGCGAACGTATCGATGGCGATCTTTTCGGTGAAGATAGCATCTTGTGAGTCGATCACGGCCCCGCCTATGAGCAATTCCACCTTATCGATGATAGTGTCCCAACGTTGCGTGTCCAACGCTTGCGTGGTATCGTCCAGCGTGAGGTAACAGTACCCCAGAAGGTCGCCCGAACGTTCGAACTGGACGCTTGACATTGAATTGTTTTTCACAGCTCCATAGATTGTTTGCTTTTCGATGGACTGGGAAAAATTCGAGTGTCGTTTGAAGGTGCTCGAGAAGAACGAAATCTCGGGTTTCCCCATGATGAACTGGTCCTGAGCACCTATGGCGATGAGCTGGGTGATTCCGGCTGACATCGTTACTACTACTATATGAGAAAATTACAGGTTGCCTTTGAGACACATGAACTTGAGGATGAGATAGTTCGGGGTGCCGGCCGCGTTGGGTAAGATTCCATCACCGTCTTGATTCATGATGTTCACGGTAAACTTATCAACTTTCCTCAGCGGGTTTATGTATTGCGTGCTGACGTCGTAATCACCCTTAAAGTTGGTGATGTGATTCGCGGTACCCACGGCGGTGACATCGGAAATCAAGCTCGCGAAAACGCCCTTGATCTTACCGATGGTTCCGACCCCGTTGAGCACGGGGGTCGCCCTGTCGTTGAAGTTCGAATCGAGTTCGTCGATACTGATGTAAATGTGTTGATTAGACGTCTTCGTGTGAACGTGCGCGGCCAAGAGTTTCGCCTCGACGACGTTCTTGAGCGGAATTTCCAGGTAGCTGGTGAAAGTGTTCGCAGCCGCCTGACCATTGGAGTCGATGGTGATGGTGTGGTACTCGTAATTGAGATCGGGAACCATGTTACTATACGTTTAGATTAAAGATCCACCGATACCCCCGGAGATGGAGTAGCCGGCGTGGTCGGCGACGAGACCCTGCGCACCGCAGAGACCGCCCGGGGTCAGGGACTTGCTGTAGGGGCTGCCGTTAGGAGCGCCGGCGACACACTCCTCGCTGTGCTCGAGATCGAAGAGGGATCCCTGGCTGACGGCGTTGATGGTGATCGGCCTGGGCTGGTACCCGGAGGACCCACCCTGGAGGACGGTCAGGACACAGATGAGACCGAAGAGGACGGCCATGTACATGAGCGCACCGCGGTTGGTCTTGTTGAGTTTGAGGAACATATTTACTATACGTCTACAAAAAAAGTGCGTTAAAGAGAAACGTAATAATTATTATTAGAGGGTAGAGATGGACGACATTACCCTGGACCGTGGACGTACCAACGTGATGAAATTGGATGCTGACGAACAGGCCCTGTACGATGAGATCGAAATCTCGGTTCCTCGCGCCAAACCTGTCCCGCGCCCGCAGAAGAGCGCGTTCGGCACCCGCCCTCCCCCTCAACACCAGGAGGCAATGGATGCCTTCGTGAACCCTGATAAGCAGTCCGTTCCCAATGCAGCACATGCCATGCAAAACGAAGAAATCGATTACGGTGATGAGGATGACGACATGGACTTCGACGACGACGACGGTCCCGGCATGCGATCAGAGGAACAGAAACCCACTCAGGGGTACACCTCCATCGACGAGGAGAAGAGCGATCTCCTGAACAAATTAGCCAGGCTGGAGAAGAAGGGGTTTACTGTCAACAAGAGGCTCAACGCGTACTCGAACGTCGAGGAGCTCCGGGCGGAGGTCAAGCGAATTACGTACAGCATCGATGTCGAACAGTCGATTCGATTCTCGCGACGTATGTTGGTGGCCTGTGTAACCGGTCTGGAATTTTTGAACAAGCGCTACAACCCTTTCGAGATTCAACTCGAAGGTTGGTCAGAATCCGTCATGGAGAACGTTGATGACTACGATTCGGTCTTCGAGGAGTTGTACGTCAAGTACCGATCAAAGGTCAGCGTCGCCCCCGAGGTGAAGCTGATCATGATGCTCGGTGGGTCGGCGATGATGTTTCATCTGACGAACAGTATGTTCAAGACAGCCATCCCGAATATGAACGACGTTATTAAACAGAATCCTGAACTCGTGAAGAATATGATGTCGGCCGTGCAGAACACGGCACCGAGGAACCCCGACGAGCCGTTCGTGGAACCTCCGGTGGGCGGTACGGGCAACTACGAGATGCAGGGTCCCGGGCTGGATATTGCCAGCTTGATGGGCGGCATTTCTATGCCGCCTCCTATGCCCATGAATTCGAACTTGAACGCCGGCGGGAGCCGACCACCCCCGATCGAGGAGGATGACGAGTTGAGTGATATCATGTCTATATCAGGCGAGAGCACAGGCGGTGAGATCAAGGAGGTGAACGTCGAGGGGTCCAAACCCAAAAGGCGTCGCAAGACGACCAAAAAGAATGAAATTAATTTGTAATGTTAATGATATATGATAGCGTACTGTCCGCTGGAGGATCTTGAACCTCCTCCGCAGCGACGCCCCGAGGTGGCCGTCGCTCCCCAGAAACCGCAGCCCGAGAAAGGAGATGAGGATACAGAGTTGAACTATGTGATCCTGGCCTTTATCGTAGGTGTGGTCATGTTAGCTGTTTCGGACTCAATGAAGAAGTAAATCCAATGTCTACCTGAGGGTCATCCCCGATGGTAAATAATATGGGTACATAGTAAATGATGTCAACGTATAAGAAAAAGGCAAAGGCCGCGACGAAGATTCAGTCGGTGTACAGGGGCGGCCGCAACCGTAAAAAAATCGTCAAGAATTTGAACACGAACGGCACGCGGCTGTCTAAGGCTGTACTGGTGGCTAAAAAGAAACCTATTTACGAGAAGCTTTTCCTGAATCTTTTTATGAACAAGTCTAAACGTTGATGAAACACTTACCCCTCGGGAACTCATCTTTCTCCTCAGCGATTTTACCGCTGCCATGAATTTTGAACCCGCCTTGTCGGTAGACTTTGACGCGTTTGTAGTACATTGCACTGAAAACGCTCCACGGATCGTTTACATCGTAGATGTGCGGGTTGTTCTTCTTGCCAGCGGTTTCACGCATGATACGTCCGATCGATTGGACAATGTCCGATTTCGGACTCGCCAATATGACGGTATCGAGTGTGGGGATATCCAACCCCTCGTGCGCCTGGCTGAACGTCGCGAAGATAATCTTCTTCTTCGACGATTCTTGGAGCGCCTTCTCCTTCATACCGCCCATGTACAATCCAGAAGTCGTGGGAAAACACTGGTGGAGCATTTCGCAGTGGAGTCGCCGGTCGCTCAGGACCAGTAATTGTCTCGTCCCCGCCGAGGCTTTTTTTACCAGTTCCACCAACATTTTGTTCCTTTGTCGGTCCTCGACCAGAAGTGTAATCATGTTCGGCATACTAATTTTACCGTTTCGCATACTCGGCGGTGGATTTTTATAATTCGGTGAATCAAACGTGACCGGAAACACTTCGACCTGTTCCTGGTTCTTACGCTCGACCGCGAAGAAAGTAGGGCCCATGAACCAGTGCAAAACTTTGGTAAGACCGTCTTTTCGCTCGGGGGTAGCCGAGAGGCCGAAAATGTGGCGTGGACACATTTTGAACAGCGATTGGCTGAACACCTTGGCACAAATGTGATGCGCTTCGTCGACTATGACCGTCCCGACCGAATCGAAATCGTCGAAGGAGTATTCTTTGAGTGACAAGGATTGAAGCATGGCGATCACAAAGTCGCAGCCCTCAACCTCCTTCTTATTCTGTTGGACGACACCTATGGTCGCACCGGGGCAAAATTGCTGAATACGCTCACGCCATTGATCCGCGAGAAACTGTTTGTGCACGACAATCATCGTGCGGTAGCCGAGTTTACAGGCTATGGCCAGGGATACAGTCGTCTTGCCGAACCCACACGGTAAAGAAAGCACGCCGCTGCCTGCTTTAACTGCTGCTGCGAAGGCTTCGTTTTGGTGGGTGGCGTCTCGCAGTTTTCCTGTGAACTTGGCTGTGCTTTTCGCAGGTTCGGGTCTTTTGTCGATTTTGGCAGGGCCCATTTTATCGATTCCGAAGAATCTTGGAGCGCAAATTCCGTCCTTAGTTGGTCGGAAAACCTTAAAAGGCGGTGGAGGAAACCCATAGTCCGTGTTGACCACGGGTCTTACGGTAAGCTCTTTTTTTAAACCGCCGAGGACGACGACCGCCTGGTGCGGAACCCTGCTGAGTTCGGTGCGAGATATCAAGTACCCGGTGCGTGTCAGTGTACCCATGGTTTACCTAGTTAAAGACTACAAACTTTAACTACGTAAATGCCCACCGTGAACATTGATGAGAATATTAAGAAGGTCACCCAGACCATCGAGCAGATGACCACGGAGAT